AGCAGCCATTGGCCAACCTTGTGATTTACGCCGTTGTCCCACGGCTCCCACTCGATGCCTTCGCGGTTAAACACAAGCTTGATAACCGTTGCTTTCTGACGAGTGCCGGTGCTCTTGTGAAAAAACCTGCCGGCCTGTTTGTAAAGGTCGGGGTACTCCTCCGCGTAGTAACTGAGGCGGAGCTCCAGCTGGACGGTCCGACCGATGGCGGTGGTGAGGGCCTGGATCTGGGGTTCAGGTTCCCGGCCCATTACGTCCAGACACTTTTTCATTGTGATCAGTGCCAGCTGATGGGGATCGGCATCCTTCAGGTGTTTGACGACGGTGGCCGCATCGAGACCAGTGCGGCCTTGGGACAACTTGCCGTAGCGCTGCGTGATTGTGGTTGCGATTGGGTCCGTGAAGTGGGCAATCGCTTTTCGGCTTTCAATGTTGCTCGATGCGTAGCTCCGCTCGTTTGCTTCGCGTCTCGCATCGTGCATCCGCTTGCGGGCCAGCTCCGCCGCTTCTGTCTCTCGCTTCAGCTGGCGGGCGATGAGGTCGAAGCTCATTTGGCCTAGTGCGATTGAGTGACCACGCAACCGGGATGCGTACAGGGCGGCTCCAAGGCCACCTCGTGGATCGCCAAAGTGCTTAGGGCAATCAGTGCAATGAAGAGCTTGGTCATGATCAGATGAGCGGTGGATTGTCGGAGATGTAGATCTGTTCGAGGTCGTCCAGAGATAGTCCGCGTCGGTTGGCTTCCCAGAAGATTTCGGAGAAGTAACTAGAGCCGGTGTTGTCCATGTACTGGATATAGGCCTCCGCCAGATCTGAGTCAGACACAAAGGCGTAAGGGTTTTCGTATGGCTCCCAAGGACGCGGATCTGTCATCAGGCAGACTCCATGTCCCAGCGGCCTCGTTTGGCCAGCTCGTGAACCAGAAGGTCATGAACTTCCTCAAGTGCTTGGAAGCCTGGGTCATGCGAGCTGGTGGCCATGAGTTCTTCGCTGATGTCGTCGAGGGCCATGGTCAAGACGTCGGTCTTGATGTGTTGGACCATTTTTTGAGAGCTAGTCATTGCAGGAGTGCGGTGGTTTTGTTTGGTCAAGTGCAAGCGAAATTTCAGTCCCATTCGCCCAGTGGGTAAGCGCGGATAACCCGGGCCACGTCATGACACAGGTAGTGGACTGATTCGATTGCTTGTCGCGCGTCACGTGCGATCACGGAGAAGACCATCTGTCGGTCATCCGTGGTCAAGTACGTGGTGTGAAAGATCCGGAACGGCCGAGGCGTTACTTCGCCGTTCTCCAGTATTTCCGCCATATCGATTCGATGGGTTGGGGAGGTGGTGGAGGTGGTGGACATTTGCAATCCTTTTTCGATCGGACGACGTACATCGAGAGCGCAAGCGGGGAGGTCATGCGGCCGGTGTGCTGTGCTCCACGCGCCTCATGTCGTAACCGAGCTGGTGCAAGGTTTGAACGGCCTGCATTGCTGAGGTGGCCATGATTGGCATGGTCTGGAGCTTGTTGAACCGGTCGCGGTAGGTGATCCGGTAGAAGCGATGATGGGTGAAGTCCATTGGCCTAGTGGCAGTGATGGTGGACTAGTTGTGGACGTACCGCAGGAGCTCAGGGCTCCACGTGATACGTGTTCGTGGTGGCTGGGGCAGGGCCGTGATCAGCTCGCGGTTGCGGGCGATGTGGGCCTCGAGGTTGATGGCTGGGATAGTTGAGTAACGCATTGGATTTATTGAGTACTTCACGCGCCCCTCGGGCGAGCCTTCCACATAGCCGCTGGAAGGAGGGCGGGCGCCTTGGCGTCTATGGCCCGTGATGCGAGGGCGTTTTCTCTGACAGGTGTGTTATGCCGTCTCAGTTGGTGGAGTGCAATACCCGCTAGATCAAGAGTTGTTACGTCTGAAGCGAGCATTAAAAAAGCACCCCTTGCGAGGTGCTGTGTGTAGTTGGAAGCGGCTGATCAATACCCGAGGTACTCGAGGATCGTTTCGCCGTACTGCCAATCGTGCTCGTGACAGGCCTGGAATCCGGGGAGGTCAGTGCAGTGCTCTTCGAAGATCTGCTTGATGGCCCAGGCCGGGGCGAGGCCCTCGGCGTCACAGGTGGCTCGGAATTGGTCTTCGTAGGACATGGCGCGGCGGTGATGGTGGTTGGCTGGGTGGAAGTGATCAGGCGTCGAGGAGGTGGACCGGGCCGAGTACTTCAACGCTGTTGATGACGGTGTCCTTGAACAGCATCCGGGCGTTCTCGAGGAAGCCTTGCACTGCACCTTCGCGGGTGGGGTAGTCCCAGGTGGCGGTGTGGGGCAGGCCTTCGGAAGTGGCGTGGATGATGAAGCGGTAGAGGGTCATCGTTCGGGATGGGTGTCCGATGCCCTAATACTAGAGCATCGGTTGGCTGCGTGCAACTGATCAGGCAAGAAGAGAGTGGAGCTCGTGCTTGATCGACTTGATCTGAAGCTGTGCCCAGGCCTTGGTCTGGTGATCGTTGGAAGACCAGAAGATGTCATGGAAGTCGGCGAGGTCAGCCTGAAGCTCGAGGCGGCGGTCCCGGTCGGCCCGGAACTTGGCCAGTGCGTCGAGCTCGTCTTGTGATTGCCAGAACATGGTGTGATCTGCGAATTGATCTAATCCTACACGCTCAGTGTGCTGCGTGCAAGTGAAAGGTCAGCAAAGATCGGCAATGACTTCGTCAAGCTTGGCGATGTCGAGTGCGGGGTCAGTCCAGCTCACCTCGTCGGGCGTGATTGTGGAGCCATAGGCCTCAACACATGCCACGAACTCCTTGTAGGTGTTGCAGGCTTGAGCCTCTGAATAGAAGATTTGATCGTTGCCAATCCAGAGGGCAACGTTCCAGGTCTCGTAATTAGCGAAGCCGTTGTAGGACATGGGTGGTTGTGTGTCTTGCCCATATCCTACACGCTCAGTTGCCTACGTGCAAGCGAATCAGCAAGCTCGTGAACATGTGTAAACCACATAGGTTCCGGCCGGGTCTTTTTCCCTGAGCTCCATGGCCATGGCCTCCGCGTCCCTTCGATCACGGAGGAGCTTCAACACTTGGTTTGATTTGTGCTGATGGAAGCGGACGACTTGGAACATCAGACAAACAGCTCCATCTCAGCAATGGTGGGCGAGACGACAGCTCCCCTGCCTTGGTTGGCTTCCTCACGCAGCAGCTCGTGGCGTTTGCGATACAGCCCACGGATCACGGTCTGAACCTTCCTGAGCTGATCCTCAGCGCGTCGGCGTTCGTCGCGTAGCTCGAGGAGCTGGGCGTTGATCTCTGCGATGGAGGTGGACATGAGTTGGCGGAGTGATAGTGAAAAGGGAGCCGAAGCTCCCATGTGATCAAGCTGCTGTGGCCTTGGCCAGGTAGGCGTCGATCTTGGCGCGTGCCTCGTCTTCGCTGTTGGCTTTGGCTTTGCGGAACTTGGGCATCTCGTGGGATTTGGCAATGATGTAAACCTTGGAGTCGCTTGGATCCCAGCGGAACTGAGCGAAGCGGCTGTTTTGGTAGATGCCGTTGATCCACGTGTCCTTGGCGTCGAGGCTGGTGTTGAAGAACACGGTCTCAGTGCCGCCGAGGAATGAGGTGTTGCGTGAGAGGAACATTGGTTCGAAATGATTGGCCCGATGCCCCCATGATAACCACATCAGTTGGCTATGTGCAACAACTCAATGAAAAGTGGTTTGATGCGCGGTCTTTGCTCCCATGTTGTGGAGTGCGCGCTTGATGCCGAACACGTGGTTGAAGGTCAGTTCCTTCTCAAAGCAGACCTGGTGGTTCTGCAGCTTGCCGCGTTGCTTTTCACCAGCAATCACCTTGTAGTTGGTGCTGTGGATGTCTGAGACGTACTGGGCGAAGCCTTCGAGGACTTGTTCAGGTAGCCCTGTTGTCAGGACCACTGTTGCCATGTCGGCCGTGATGGTGGCTCTAGTCATGAATCGCTCTGGGTGGGCTGAGTGGACACAACCTCATGCTCGAGGTGATGCGGGATGAACTCGATCTCGTACTCGACGTCTAGGGTCTGTGCATAGGCCCACGCGGCGTTGTATGTATCGAAGGTCTCAAGGACGTCCACGTTGTTTTTGATAAGGAACAACTGAGGAATGGCAGGTGGTCATGGCAGATGGGTGTGTAGCCGCGCATACCGTATAGATTCTCGCCCGGTTGGCAATGTGCAAATGATACCGACGCGCAGTAACTCAAGGAAGTCTCATTAGTCTTCCCACTGGATGAGTGTTAGCTCCTTGCGTTGTTGTGGGTCGAGGATCCACTCCTCCTCGATGGCTTCCACGCGCTCGATGATCTCGAGCTGTTCGTTTGTGAGTGTGTCGCCGTCGATCGTCTCGTCTGGTGTGAGGAAGTTGAGCTGCTCCTCCATGTGTTGGTAGAGCTCAGCTAGTGCGCGGGTCATGTTGGCCCGGTAGATGGCGGCCTTGTCTTCGTACATGTGGTAGGGACGGAATGTCATGTCATGGCTGGGATGTGATGGTGAGGGTCGGCGCACAGATGGGAGCGGAAAGATGCGCGCGCCTGCACGTATGCGTGCGCGTGCGTACACGTGCGCGTGCGTGCGCGCGTTACCTGTTGGCGTGTCTGGGCGTGTCCATCAGATCAGACATCTGATGAGAACCCCCTCCACCACTGGGATCTGGGGTACCCCACCCTCTGGATCTACCCCCCACCCATCGATTTTCTCAATAGTAGTTGCAAATGAGAATCAACAAGGGGGCTAGGGGGGAGACGCGACGCGCGCGCTAATAGGTGCCCCTTCGCAAATTTGTGGTTAAATACTCTCAGTTGGCCAGATGCAACATGAAAATCCTGCACTGCACCGTCTGCGGCGAGCCGATCGCCATACCCGACAGGTTTGCGCGAGCAAAGTTCGCAAGGCATCCGGACTGCATTCCCACCGAGGGGACCGCTAGGTCACCGAGGTGGGGTGGGCGCTACCTGAGATTTTTTCAACGGCTTCAAAAGCGCCAGAAGTCATCCACCTCCGGGTGAATGCTCGGGAGATCTGCAATCGGGTCATATTCGCGGTCTTCTAGAGCCGCTGTGATTGATTTCACCAGGTAGGGGTTCTTAGCCTTCCGAGCCGCTCTGAGGGCCTCTAGAAGCCTCTCCCGGTGCTCGGGGGTAGGCATGGTCATGTGATCATCTTTGTCTGCGTTGTGGGGTCTTCTGGATGGCTCTCAGGACCAAAGCCTTTAGCCATTAGTTCTTGCTTATCTAGTTCTGGTTTTGGAAGACACTTCTCAGCAGTCTCCACAGCCCATTCTTTGAGCTCTTTACCGGTCTCAGTATGTTTTGCTACTCCTAAACATCTCCACACATCCTTGGGATCTGTATCAGGAACACATCTACATGAGTTCTTGTAGAGAATTACAAAGTAATTACTACCCTCTCTCATCCTATGATGTTCTACATAGAGACCTCTACCATTACTAGGAAATGGTGTTGGTTTCATAGTTAATAAATACTATGTAGGTGGGTTTGGTGATTGGTGTGTGTTGTGATTTGTGTGTCACCTTCACCCAGGCCTGGGGGATCGAGCTGTGTGCTCTCTCCCTACGGCAGATGTGCCGACTTAGTAAACACTAGGGTTTGAATATGGACAGGGATCTGAGATCTCTATTCGGGGACAAGTCGTCAACCCCAGGAGTTTCACCCGCTCAGTCTTGATTTAGTTGTTTGGTGTTTGTGTGTTTGAAGAAAAGGCCCAATGTTTTTCGAGAGGGCCTTTCACCGCAAATCCACAGGCGGGCACCACTCCACCATTTGCCAGTTTTGGGTCATAGCCAGGACCTGAAAGAGCATGTCTTTCCTTGTGACTGACGCCACTCTCGACTACCACTCGTAGATGCCAGTGTCCACCTGCGTTTTGAGCTCTTTGAAGGCTCTACCAGTAGCTAGTGCATCTGTGGCCTCTTGTGCGTAGTTGTCGAAGGCGTATTGCATTGCTGCCCACTCTTCGTGTCGGCGTTGTGCCTGCATCTTTGTGGCAGACAAAGCGACAGCATCAGTGAAGTACCTGACACCCTGTGCGAGGGCATCGGCCCTATCATCGTGCTTGACAGCACCGGATTCGCGGCACATGCGACTCAGCTGGTATCCGAGCATGTACTCGAGGCGCTTCTCCGGAGGTGCATCAGGGTTAGAGGCGTAGTCCCACTCCCAGACCTTCGGATCAACGATCAGCTTGTGCTGGTTCATGACCGGCTCGAGCGTGTCGATGATGCGCTCCTCTTTGCGAGTGGTCGCGCGTACTTCTTCGATCTCCATACCGCCACCCATCTGTGTGATGTGACGTTTGAAGAGTTCGGTGATCATTCCGTCGCCGAAGTTGGATTCGCAGAGAAGGCGTGTTGCCTTATATCTTCGGCCAAGCCTGATAATGCTAGATAGGGTGGCATCAGAATAACCATCCCGGGAAGCGTAAATATCACGAACAAAGATATAACCGTTAGCCTGCGATAACACCACAGCAGTTGTTTCATCAGTACCGCGTCCTGAGGGGTCGACGGAGACGATTGTTTCGCTGAAGGGGACTATCCCCTCATCGATAAACATGGGGCCGTAGAAGCGGTCTCCGGGCAGTCCTACGGGGTTTAGGTCTTTGACCATGTAGCGCGGGTCAGAAGACCACGCATAGGCCTCAGCGCACTCGTGGCCCAGGGGCGTGACGATCAGGTCTGAGAACTTGAGGGGGAACTTCTCGGAGTCGCTCAGGCTCGTGTCGAGCATGAACTGCAGCATGAAGTTCGAGCGGCCCATGGCCGACTCGCGCTCCATCAGATCAAGTTCGTCGAATCGAGTGTCGGTTGGTGTCCACGCCTCTGCGCCGTTCTCGATATCTGCGACCAGCTGCGGTGCGAGTAGGCCCTCATATTTGCTGGTGTCTCGTGGGTAGCGTGCAGGCCAGACGAACGGGCGGTAGGAGCGTTCTGCAAGTTTTCTGTAAACTGTGAATGTCGACTGCGGAGTCCCAAGAAAGAGTATTCGGGAATCATCATTAGGTGTTAGGATTGATTCACTTTCAGATACGAGCTGAAGTAACTTCTCGCGCTGGGAATCTGTGGCCGAGTTGGATGGAACCTCGACGTCATCGTATACTAGTACATCTGATCTACTTCCGGTCATCTGCCCAGTGATACCAACGGATTTCACGGACGGAGCCTGGTGAGGCTTGGCCGGTCCGACGTCGAAACTTATACGTGACCAACGCTGGTCAGAGTCGCGAGGGCGAAGATGCGATAACCAGTCAATATCTAGAATGAGCTTCTGGCAAAAGATGGAAAAGTTGTCAGCCCGCTCCTTAGAAGCAGAGATAACCATGATCTTACGATCAGGGTCACAATATAAAATCCAGAGCACAAAAGCTGCAGTGATCCATGATTTACCAACACCACGAAAAGCACTGATCTGTAATCGTTTGGGACCGTGTTGTAAGTATTCAGCGATTGCTAGTTGCGCCCGTGTGGGCTTTGGGAGATCTAGTTCTCTCCACACCAGCGTCAGGAAGACCCGAAAGTCTTCCCTCAGCTTGGCGTCTAGTACTTCTACAGACATAAATACTCGTGGGGCATTTCGCCCCACTGGTTTTGCTTAAGCTTTCTTGGCCTTCTTCTTAGGGAAGCCTGCCTTCATGTTGGCGTAGGCCTTTTTGGAGACGGTCGAGTTTTTCTTGGATCGGCTAGTGCCGGCCTTCTTGCGAGCGTTGATGTTGCGATAGAGGCTCATTTCTTAACCCCTTTCTTCTTCTTAGGGGGGCGGCCCATCTTGGATCCGTAGGTTCCTTTTCCTTGTGGCATGGTTATCAGGCGAGAGTTGATTCAGCGAGGCCGGTAGTCCTGGCAGTCACGGCGTTGCCACGCTCACAGACCTCAGCAAGGATGTCAGCAGCGTCACGGACAGTGGCACCAGCAGACAGAGCAGACAGGGCAGCCAGTGCGGCAGCATCCAGCGCCTGGCCCAGCTCGAGATAATTAAGGGGCGAAGTCTTCTTCGCAATAGCAGCGGAAGTTGTAGCAGTCATGTAATTAAGAAGCAGAGAGAATCAGGAACTCTTCCACCCGCATGGATCCTTTCTTTTGATTGCAGGAACGACAAGCAGTCGTGCAGTTGGAAGCGTCCCACCTTGCACCTCCCGCACAGCGGGGGTGGATGTGGTCAATAGTTAAGTCTTCAGTCGAGCCGCAATATGTGCATCTGTATCCATCCCGAGCAAATATGTTTTCCCTCCACATTCGCTTCGCATCAGATGCGCGAAACGTGAGGAGGTCATACATGAGGCTTCGGGGAGTTTCCATCGGTGGCTCATTTAATTTCTATTTCTTGGTCGATTTACCGCCCGACCCGTTGCGTGCCCGGTTGCTGCTGGCGCTCTCGCGCACGATGCGTCCGGATTTGGTGTGGCTGTAGTCCTTACCGCCTTTGCCGTAGTTACCGTCCTTACGTCGAGCTGCATTCAGCTCTGACCGGTAGGCGCGATTGGCGGGGGTTTTGTTGCGCTTACGCTGCGCTGCGTTTTTCTTTGCTCGAGCCTCTGGATTGCTGCGGTAGTAGGCAGCAGAGCGTCGAGGCTTGGCAACTCGTTTTGGGGCCATCAGAGGGCCTCCTGAACATCATCGAAGGTCAACTCAGGGATGAGCCCAGCCAGGGACGCCAGGGGCGAACCTGCAACGGGGACACCGGTGATGTCGTTCTTGGCCAGCCAGTCGATGGCGGCGCGTAGGTCGGCCGTAGTGGCCTCCCCAGTTTTTATGCGTTGGACGAGTTCGTTTGTTAGCAGTAGATGAAGCTCATTGAACGAATCTTCAGTCGCTCTTTTTTTAGCCATTAGTAAGCCCTAATTATCATCAGCAGTTTATAAAGCAGGTACCACAGGCACAGAATTAGTAGAAGTTCCAGCATCTTTCAAGACAGAAACAATAGGGACAATGTCACTACACAAGTGT